ATGACTCGACATGAACGAGACGGTCCCCCAACAGGCATCATTGTCGCTACACAAGTGGTCGACTCAGGGATCGACATTGACCCCCCGGTCGACATTGTCATCACTTCTCACGAGATGATTGTGGCCAACAGGGGCAACCTCCAAAGGGTCACTATCCCCGGTTCGACGTTGGAACAGCGGAAAGGCCGGAGCGGGCGTCGAAGAGACGGCCACGCTTTCTACAGGCCCGTCGCTGGGTCGGGTCGCCAACCCGTTATCTACCCTAACTGGGGTTTGTTCAACACCACAGTGCTGCTGCATGAAAGGTACAAGCAGGCTTTCGGGCTGATAGTCACTGTTGTCGCTGTCGATGACATGAGCCCGCGAATCATGCAAAACGCGGACCCGACATCTCTGCGCATAGACCTGGACAGCGTGAATTACGCCGATGACGTGAACGGGATGGTGGTCTCTCTCAAAATCTACTATCGAGTCTTGTGCTTCACAGGTGACCACGTCACCGCGCGTTCGGCATACGACAGACTCGTAGGCTCGGGAGAGTACGACGAAGCTTTGGCTCCAGTCGAACGTGAGATTCGTCTTATGACCATGACCACCAACCCTCAAGTTTTTAGCACAATCATGCCAGTGCTTGAGTCCTCCCCTTTCCAGACTGAGATCAACGGCAAAATCTGGCACCACTGCGGGCTATGCCTCCGCGAGGAGGTTGTCACCCGAGTGGGCACTCCCCACAACCCGAGCATCGGTGCTGGGTTCTCAGGGAAGCGCGGAGCGAGATGATCCCGGCAAGATTCGTTTCGGTGATGGTGCAAACGGGTGGAAAAGAGAAAAATCTACAGCCTGATGCAACCCACAAACCGGGACGACACCTCTCCTAAGACAGCCACTGTGAAACAGTAGCCGAGGAGAGCCGTGGGCAAGCCACGGTACAAGGGGGACCACTTCGCGCTGAAATGCCCGAGGATGAGAAAGATAGGAGCGAACGACGGCACAGCCGGTGGCCTGAAATGGTCTGAAATGTTCGCGAATTCCCCCTTTGTTAGCAACGC